TGATTTATTATCTAATCTTGTAGTGACCAAGTCAGCTATTGCAGGTGCAGCAAATGCCAAATTAACAGGTGCAGGATTAAATGCCGATGAGTAATTAGGTTTCTTTTTATGTTTACGTTTACGTTTACGTTTATTATCTTGCTTAGCCATTAAAATTCCTTAAATTCCCTATCTATAAAATCTAATGTTTTCTTCTTAGTTCTATAGCGCCTTTGGTATATTTGAACATAAAGATATTGATTTTCATCATCATAAGTTTCTCCTGACGTAGGATTTTCAAATAACTGAATTACATCATTCTTGTCCCGTAATGTATCTTTAGTATTCCCATCGTTATCTAAAAATTTTGTATTTGTCTTTAGAAACAAGTCATGATATTTTATCTCATCACGTTCTTTAATAGATGAGTAATGTTCATTGTCTTGTAGCTCTTCTTCTGTATATGGCATTAGCGTGTTACTTTAAATGTGTAATCTTCATCGTAATATTCAATTGTTTCATTTACACCACTACCACTAACAACTTTGAATACTACTTTATAGAAACGTTCTGGTTGAAGTGTCCCAGTTCTAAGCTTAAAGAAATTGCCAGTTGAGTCACAACTTAATTTTGATCCAGAACCGAAGGGAACAATAACATCAGTAGTTTTGCTATCAACAATAGAATAAAAACTAGAAGCACTCGGTAAATAATTCACATCTAAAAATACGGATGAAGTTGAAAAAGTTCGTGTTGGAAAACGTTCTCTTCCATATACTCTAATTTTTGTTAATGATCCTTGCTTGTACTCCTGTCTAAAGCTTGACATATAAAGATGAACCTTGCCAAGTTCATCAACAGATAGTGCTGAAAGAGATCCCGTCGTCCAAGTTGCATCATCCCAGACAACTTCTAGTTTGGGAGGAAAAATTGTATGTGTGTCGGAAGAAAAAAACTTAAAAATACCATACCGTGTATCACTCGTTTCTTCAGTGTCTGTTCGCTTAATTAAAAAGCCTTCATTAGATGCAGAGCCAACAAGCCAATTATTAACAATATCTGTGACATTCATTCTCATGTCAGTTTGATCATCTTTATTGAATGACTGTGAACCAGAATATCCAGAGCCAGAAAAATATGTAGCGCCCCAAAGTGTTGAAGAGCTATCCCATTCAATCGATTCAGTCGCTTCAGTTCTATATCGCCAGCTTACACCGTCTTCTGTTTGTGGGTTGTCTGATTGTCTACCACTTCCCTCAGTCCAGCTTTGTGATACAGCGTATGTATACAATGACTGAGACCTTTGTAGCTCCACAGAACCAGCATCATAAAGGTTGAGATAATATGACGCGTCTGATCCTATTGTACCATCTGAGATACTTTCTGATATCGCAGTGATGGGGAAGCTAATAAGGGCCCTAGATATTGTACCTATCGCACTAGAGTCAACCTGAAATTTCTTGCCTACTTCTAGTATTTCATCTAGGCCAGTATTTCTTACGCTAGATGTGCTTTCTATATCAGCGCCTCTTAGAATAGTTGCATCTTTATCTGCATTAACAAAATAATGGGCCATTAATAATCTCCTAAAACTTTACCAACAATATCTACGTCTGGTTTCTTAATTTCAAAAATTGACGGATCAAGTGAAGGATAAACTACACCATTCGTTGTTGCAGCATTTATATCGTAAATGTTCCCAGAATATCCTGCTGTAGATAAAAATTTATTTTCAATAATAATAATATCCCCATTTGGATTATTATTTTGAGGCGGCACAACACTATTAACACCCTCAACAAGTGAAATCTCATAAGCAATATCTGACAAGATAATTGGCTGGTTAATTTGCCACTTATCAACATCAAAATATTCTTTCACCTTCTGAATTGCCTTAAGAATAACTTCTTGTTTATTCACACCCTTCTTAGTGTACAGAGAAAATCTAACACCTACATTTATCACGTACCCATCTTTTAGATTGATAGCATCAGTTAGAATCCTATAGGGACCTAAGTACGTTCTTATATTTCTTTTTGTTGCTTCATTTACTTTTGTTAGCTTCTTTTCATTATCATATCCCAATACATAAAAATTAAGTGCCATTGGATTAGGAACCCTGACTTGTAATTTGGACATTTGAATCTCACCATCATGCTCGTCTAGAACGTCTTGTGTAATGACTTGATTTTCCATTACATTTTTTCCAGAATTTAACTGGTCATCTTGAGTAATAAATACTTTAGCTATGTTACCATACTTTGAGGGTAAGCTGTATACTCTTGTAATATAATCTTCTTTTGATACTGTTCTATTCTGTGCCTGGAAATATTGCTTTGCATTTTCTTTTATTTCGTTTATTGATTCTTCACCCCTACCACCAGTTGCTGGTACTGAATTATTGAATGCAATAGAATTTTTTGACTCATCAAGTAGCGTTGTATCTAACCCAGAAGAATTTATTGCCAGTGACAGTTCATGTTTATTGATAATAGAGTTAGCCGGTACATTGTCATCAACACCACCGCCGTAAGAATACTTAATAATTAATGATGTACTGCCAGGTGCCTTGCCATAAACAGCAGTATCCAAAAAGTTTGCAGGATCTAGCGCAGAATTAGAATTTAAAAAGTTAGTATTAGTAAAGCTGTTTCCAACTGTAGAGGGATTTGGGATGATTTCATCATCTTCACCTGAAGAAGTTCCTGATCCAAATGATAGTTGTGTTTCACCAGTATGTTTAACTCTAGTTTTAAATCTATTTTTCGTCCTAATCATCTTCATAAGATAGGGTGTTGTTTCATTATACGCTGCTAAATTTGGATCAAATTCTGCATCATTTACAATTTCATCAAAAATAAGATCTTGTGCTAATGATTCTACTTCATACCATTTGTTCCCATCTGAGTCTGTAACAGAGATTATCTCTAATACATTTTTATTACCAAGCGTAATTGAGTCGTATGCTTTGGGTGTCCCAAAATCAAATTTTTCTATTGTAATCTCTCCACTAACAGCTCGTGCTTTCTTTTTTAATAAAAATTTTGTTGGTGTGTTATCATCATCAATTTCGTATATTGATACTGTGACAGGATCTAGAGAACCAGACGTCTGGAAATTAACCTCATCAATCATTCTAAATGCTGTACTAAAAGTATCTGCTCCTATTGCTGATCCTTGCTTAACTCTATACCCATAGGAATAGTCTGGAGTGACATTATCTCCTGTACCTGCAGCAGGAACTGTTTGATACACATCAAGTGTGACAGAAGATGGTGAAGAAATCGTGGGCCTATATCCATAAGATTGTGCAATGTCAAAGACGGTCTTCCTTTCTTCAGCATACACGAGTAATGATTCTCTAAATTGTTCATCAATGTAAAATGATAAAACGTCACCCACGTATGAAGCCATCTCTATAAACATCATGCCAGGTGATGATTCATTAAAGTCTGCATACGACTGTGGGAAATATGTTTTTGCAAATTCTACTAAGTCACTTCTAAAACCCGTAAAGCTTTTATTTAAAAAGCTAACTTCTTTTGGTCTTTCTTTTAATGTTGCCATTTTAAATTCCAGGTTGTTGTAAATTTAATGTTAAAGATTCCATTGCATTAGGATCTGTCTCTATAGAAAACGTCAATGAAACTTCTAAAAAATTAGAATTTTGATCTGCATCTATTTGAATACCCTTCAATAAAACGTGTGGTAGCCAAGCAGATATTGCATCTCTAATTGAAGAATCAATCTTGCTTGATAGTTCATCATCAAACGGCTCGAAAAGAATGTTAAATAAATCACTTCCAAATTCTGGTTGACCTACTCTTTCACCCTTAACAGTGAGTAATAAATTCTTTAAATTAGATTTTGTTTGTTCTAAGAGAGTAGATGACTGCTTGAAATACCCGTTTGCTCCCAACCTTATCGGTAAGACAACCCCAATCTTCGAATCAGGATCTTTATCTCTTGCTCTCGTAGATGACGTTCTTGGGTTTTCTAGCGCCATTATTTAATACTTCCTTTTAATTTTGATAATTTTTTTGCTGATGCTAAACTGATAGGTTGAAATAGACCACCCATTTGTATTGCTCGCGCCCTTGTAGTTAAATATCTTAAACCTCTATTTGTTGTAACAATACCAATTTCAAGTTGTGTATCAAAATTTCTAATATCACTCACAATAGTTGACACATCCACTCCGTTACTTATATTTGCAAATTGATCTGCAATCATATTCAGCAATGGGCCAAAACTATCTTTTTCAAATGGTGGAACACCACTACTTGCCCCCATATCAACTTCTGCATGAACTATATAATCATGAATAGCTTCAGCTTCTTTTGTTGATATTTTAACATTTTCTTTGTACTCTTTGATTTTTGCTTTAGTTTTGAGAAACTTATTCATGTTAGTTTTCTCATGTTTTAAGTCTGCTAAGTTACGTACTAATCTACGAATGTCGAGAGCCATGTGTTTCCTTTATTTTTTTAATTACATCTGAATAGTTCTTGTTAAGGGCTTTTTTCAAAAAGTCTGGTGAATCTGAAGGTGCTCTACTGACAGGTTGACTACCTAATCCACCAGGCGCACTTTTTGAAGTAAATGCTTGACCACCCATCACAGGATAACTACTAACTCCGCTTCCATCTGATATTCCACCTGTTGTGTTGTTTAATATCTCATTAAGCACTGGATCTTTTGTATATTGTATAGTTTCCCTTGTTGGTTCACTACTTTGATAAACCTCTTCATCAAGATAGGTTTCTTTCAATGATGCACTCTCATCATTTTTCTCAGCAGGTTTATCTGCCAACATAGCCTTTAGCTGGTTTTCTACTTCTTCTTTGACCATCCTTTTAAGGATTGTCGCTATTTTCGATTTAGACTTCTTCATAATACTACTCCTTTTCACTCACTAAAATTATTTACTTTTTCAAAATCATCTATCCTAACCATACAATTACTTAAATCTAGTATTTGATCATTAAGTAATGCTTGAAACTCTTCACCAGAAATTACAGCATTTTCAGAATTACCCGACGCTCCTGCTGAATCAACTGTATAACCTTCTGCGGGAATTGTGTACGGAGTGTTTTGTGTACCTGTAAAGATATTGCCGTCACTGTCAATTACAGATCCTTCAAAAACTTTGTCACCTTCATTCAAAGTTAGTCCTGGCCTTAAGTACAAAATATCATCATCATCAATACCTATAGATAAATCTTCAAGGATTCTTCCAGGGATTCTTCCAGGGAGGACACCAGATCCATCACTACTTCCTAAATCTCCTTTTCGTCTATCCATATACACACCACCAAGTGCTTCACATTCTGATTTTGATAAACCTGCGTCCATGCCTCTATTGAATGCACATTTTGCCAAAATACCTTGAAGTACAGCGATTAATTGTGGAATCATTACTGATGTATTAGTAATGTTTTTATACATCACATCAAGCATAATTTCCACACCTGAAATGACTTGTTTTAAAAAGACATAGGGCTGGACTGCTTTGAGTACACCAAACAAAAATTCTATTAACTTAATCACTTTCTTGATTGTCTGTATTAGCGTCCTTATTGCTTGCACTAATTTTTTAATCTTGGCAAGGATCAGTTGAGCCTCTGCTAAAAGTTCCATCAATTTTCTTGCGTCTGGAACATATTTACATGCTTCATCCTCATCAACTTCTACTAATCTTACTAAGTTTTGTGTCTTTGCCATAAACTTAGACTGTAATGCAGATACTTCATTAATTTTTTCTTGAATTGGTACCCACCACGTCATATCTAGTGATGGAATATCATAGTCAATATCAAGTTCTGGTATGAGATCACGTAATTTTGATTCTTTTGGTGACCCTTTTCCAAACAATTCTTGTAAACTACAAAATGCTTCATCATCATCTCCTCCACCGGGTGAAATAATTGCTCCCTCACTACCCACATTAAATCCAGATGTGTTAATCCTAGCAGGCGCAAATATTATACTACCATCAGAGCTTACTGCAGTACCATTCACTAAAATATCACCCTGATTTAAACTAGACCCTGCAGCAAATATTCTTACTTCACCACCGTAACCCGAATGTATTACTACTGCAGAATCACTACATATTTCAAATCCCGCTTCAGTAATAAATGTAACAGCATATATTTTTGTTCCAACTGGATTAAGGCTTTCACCATTAACAAGATCATCTGCATCAATACCATAAATCTCTGATGCAAGCCTATCCTTCATTATAACATCATCAGATCGTGCGGGTAAAGTTTTGCTTAAAGTAACTTTGATTGCACAGCCTTCAATTAACTGATCTCCCATTAGAAGTTTAGCACCCTTTGGAAGACTTCTTTTCATCGATGTTATATTATCACAATTTATATTAGACATTTTATTTTATTGATCTTGATACTTTAACATGGTTACTTAGAAACTCAGTTTTCAAAGACTCTTCAGTGATTTCACCCATAGCAGCTTTTAATCCACCTGCTGCTCCTTGCATTCCTGGGATGGGTACAGCAGCGCCAAAATTACCCACACCCACAGACCCTTCAAGGTTTCCGCCTAATTTTTCTAATTCTTTAACCATACGAAATAAAAATTTTACCAAACTTTCCCCCATTACAGCAGACTCAAGTTTAGTTTTGTTATCAGAAATCACATCACCCAAGCAAACCATTTTACCTACAATATTGACATTATTTTTTGCAACTAAGTTTAAATGCTTACCTGTATATATATTGAAGTTTTGAATTTTTGTATTAAGTGTGATGCTGTCAGCATCTAATATAATTTGCTTTCCACTAAATTGTTGAGGTGTTACTTCTTTATTTACAATACGTGCAGGAATCAAATTAACAGACTCATTTTTTGTCATATAGAACGATGTTGCATCATTAGCAATATTTTCTGCAAGTGGTATGCCTGCCAACTGTGAATTCTCGTTTTCATTTGCTATCCGAATCTTAACTACAGAATCACTGTCAGAATCGTGTGTGCGTCCAATCCTTAATGATTGATTGTATCTACCGTCTATGGACCAATCACCAGCCTGAACTTTAACAGGTCTCCATAATGGATCACTAATAAATCCATTTTGTCGTTCTTTAATTATATTATAATTACTTTTTCTTTGAATACCACCATCCAATGTAATGCCCATGTGAACATTATGATTTGGACTTCTTTTTATATTGATAGTATTTACATAATAAGTTGTTGCACCGAAATTAATTATATTAACCAACTCACCTACAATTGGTACGCTTTTAACTTGGGGATCAATTGGGAAGGCCCACTTACTTTTTCCTTGTATATCGAAAGGAATATCACCTATGTCAACTAATATAGCACCAATATAGCTTCTATTGAAACCAGACTTAAGTGCAAGATCATCTTCATTATAAATAGCATCCTTAACTTCAGCAACTATTGTTTGAATAGAAATTGTTGCCAAGGATTTGGCAACATACTCTGAAATATCTCTAACTCTCTTCTCAGTGGGGATTTGATCTTGTAATGTAAGATCAGGCAAATCATAGATACTTTCCAATACAACAGTGTTCTTGGGCATCTAAATCTCCTTGATCCCCAAGGTTAAGTCATCAATATCATTTTGGATTTTTTCTGATTCAGAATGAATTTTAGATAAAATATCTTCCTTCTCTTTATCAGACAGACCAAACTCATTAACATCTACCTTTGCTTCAGTCTGTAGCACGCGCTGAACAACAGCAGTTAATTTAACCATCAACTCATCATTGCGAATGTTAGCTTCCATAAAACTCGCAATCATTGGAAATAGTTGTATTGCACTGTTAGGATCTTTAATGAAGACCATCATCTCCTGCATCAAAGATTCTATTTGAATTTTGTTCCGAGATGAGTTATTCTCAATTTTTTCAAATAAATCAGCAAGGGTCGTCCCTTTAAACACTTTATAATCATTAGACATAGTAACGTATCCTTTGATTATAAATATAGAGAAACTCTAAAACATGTGAATAGAACTTGATGATCTTGTCACGTTTATTTTTCCTTTAGTTTTCCACTGTTTTTCTAAGTTTCCGTAGTGTTTTTTCATTACATTTAAAACTTTTGTTATATGTTGTGTTTCTGCGCCAGAGATCTCTCTTAAGAGGATATACAATGCCTTCTTATTGAAAATCTCAATCGAGTTAACTTTAGACATTAAGTTTAAAATAGAGTAAGCAATATCAATATCTCTTTGTTTTTTGAATTCCTTCTCAATAGTTACGTTCCAGTATTCCATTACACTCTCAAAGAAATTGCTCACTTCTTCTTTATTTACAACGTTGTCTTCAAACACAACTTTTTGAACATCTTTGTGCTTGAGAGTAAGTACATCACTATGTGTTATCATTTTTTTATAGTTATTATTATTATGACAAATTAACCAGTTTTTAACAACAACACTAAAGTAACTAAATGCCTTCCCTTTACCTTGTTGATACTTTCCTAAGCGTGTAATCATAAAAGATATTACTTCATGTTTTACACTCTCTAATGGAACATCAAAATAATAAAACTTAAATGTGTGAATTATATTTTCTACAAGTTTTTCAAATGGCTTTTGGAGATATTCATTATAAATCTCATTTTTTTCACGATGAGATTCTGCATTATTATAGTCAACGATTGCCTGTTCTGTGTCTGATGTAAAATACATTCTTGTTTTTGATTTTTTACGTGCCATTATTTTGTTACCTCTGTAAGTTTGTCTAGTTGGTTCAGTGATTTTACTAATGCTTGAAATACCTCACCCGTTTCATCATCTGATTCAAAGTGACCTGTTGAATCGATGTTTCTCATTTCTGTTAAGATTTGTTGTGTTGTAATGTAATGTTTATCTAAAAGGTGTTCTAAAAAGTCTACTTTCTTATACAAATTGTATGTTGTCCAAGATAAAGTAAAAATTACTAGACTAAACAAAAGATACAAAATTATTTCTATCATTTGAAGATCTCCTTAAGTTTGTTTGGATCAAAATTCTCAGGGTCACTGTTGGCACCTACGTTTTTCATAATTTTTGGAAAGTCTATTCTTGATTCCCCAGAAAACATATACTTTTCTTTTTCTTGACGTGATGCTGTAAGATCAGCAAAGTGAATGATATGTGGTAAGTTAGTTTTCATATCTGCCCATTCTGCACCACTCATAAAGTAACTTTTGTTTTGTTCATTATACAAACCATCTGCTAGTCTTAAACCGAGGTATTCAGATTCAGACATTTTTATATTAAATTGCCCAAGAATCCAAATCGATCTATCAGTCACAGACATATAATGTATTTCAGGATTGTGGTCATAGAACTTATGAAACTTTCTTGCTTTCCACTCATCGTTATGGGTAATATAATAGTCCTGCTCTAAATTACCTACTTTACCGAGATCATGAAATAATGCAGCAAAGATAACTGATGATTCGTCTATGTCATCTACATACATTCCTGTTCCTTTAAATAGCTCAAAATACTTTAATGAATAATCAATTATATTAAGTACATGAGCTACATAACCACCGGGAAATGCATTATGATACCAGCCAACACCTGATGCAGGTGCTAATATCATCCTTTGCTCAAAATGTTTATGTAACTTTTGTATATTATCTAAACGATCATCATCAAATGCTTCTTTGATAATTTCTTGTAACTGTGTCCAGTTTTCACTGATCTGTTTTGCTGCTAGTTTCATACTTGCTCCTTCATCCATGTGAGTTTAAAAATATTTGCATTTTGAAACTTATAAGGCTTTACACCTGATGACTCTAGAATGTCTACAACATTGACCCATCGTGAGTTCATAGTATCTTTAACCTGGTATACTCCATCCTTGTTCTCAGTCCCTTTAATTAGAATAAAATCCCCATAGTCAAAAGCGCCGCCCCATCGTTTTAGTAAATTACGTGATAAAGCGACGTAACGATAATTAGAAGCTCTACTAATAATTATTTTAGTACCATCAGCTGTTATGTCTGGTGTGCTATCAGTCTGTGGGTATTCGGGGTTATACATTGTTACATCAACAACGACACCAAAAGATTTAAACTCATCAAGTTCTTTTTTAATGAGTTTATTTTCCAAAGAAATTTCATTATAATATTCCTTGTATGTATTACTATTCTTCTTTAAAAACTGAACAGAAATAAAACCACTAATTGCTGTTGCTATTACAAATATCATTAGGTATTTACTAAGGTTATTCATTCACACACACTCCTGTTTATTATGTTGGCATTTTCATATAAGAATTTAATAACAAACTACTAACAAGTAAAGGACTTTTTAATATTTTTTTAATACTCTATTAAGTCATCAGTTTCATAATAGTCATCAATGCTTGTATCACTTTGTAGTTCTTCTAATAACAACAATATCGCGTCCCAATCTTTGTCATAGATTGCTGATTCAAGTTGTATGATAATGTCTTTTTTGTCCATAGGATTTTCCTTATTATTGTGAATTTTATCTAAATATTCACTAAATGGAAAATAACTCATTGTAGTGCTGTCAGTTGCCTGCCAAGGCAGATATACTATAACCATTTAAGCCTCTGCTAATTTGTATGTTAGTAGTTCGTTAGTTTCTTTTGATAGAGCATAGTCAAAGATAAGTATCTCAAATAGTTCAGATGCTGTCTCTTCAAAACTATCTTCTGGTTTTGCGAGTGAGCCTACTATATCTTTGTGACTAACCCAAAAACTTTTAAGTTCATATAAAAAAATGTTCCATTCTAAAACAGGCGAATCATCTTTATTTATTATGTTCATAATAGTCTATGAAACTTTGTCTTCCATATTTTGTAAAATTTCTCTTCTAGCTTCACGTTTCTTTGAAAGGCTACCTGTTTTTCTAAATTTTACAACTGTCCGCCCGTTAATAGTAGGCATCCCGTAATCATCAACACCAATATTTTTGACTTCTGTTTTCTTATTCTTGAACTTCCCTGTGAGGATTATGTCTCCAATACTTACATCTATTTTAATCATTTCTACTCCTACTTAACTAATTACTTACTGTATCATTAATAAATATTGTCTTCACGATTAATGGGACTGTCTTTCATCATAATGATTTTTGTTCTTGTTTCTTCAAGATATTTAATCCACTCAGAGAGCAAATCAATAATTTTATTTTTAGTAACATCATGATCATCATTGTCTAGTACTTTATCAACCCATTTTTTATACATTGATAAGTACCCAGATAGCCATGTTGCAATTTCAATTCGCTCTTCTTGCCATGTGTTATTACTCATTGTATGTTCCTTAGTTAAGATTTAATTTTGTAATAAAAAGAATAATTTTAATTTTATTCTTCTTAAAGTAAAGTGACACCAAATCATAGGTGCTAAAACTGAATCCAGCTTTTTACTTTTCGTAGTGAACTCTATATTATCAGTAATCTCTATAAAATCACCTTTGTCTGTTATCTTGTGACGGTGTGACCAGAATTTAATTTTTAAAAATGTACCTTTTGATAAAATGTCATTGTAATATAGTTTTTTCTTTTGCGTGTCATAGATTATTGTTTTAAATGTACAGATATTACCAAATAAGAATACTTTTAGTAATGATCCACGCCTGATGCCCTTGTAATGTAAAAGTGTACTTCCAATAGGTAGTAATTTAATCAAAAGCTTATTGTCCCTGCTAACAAATCCAGACTTGACAGTAACAAATGCTGTTCCTTTAATCTTAGTAGTAAACTTCATATAGCATAATTATCAAACAAAGTCTTAAAAAGAGAATCTTCGAGTAAAACTTCTATTAAAAAAAAATAAACAAGTTGATGCAATTACATCTTCAATTGGTAGTGCTTCAGGCCAATAGTAATTCCAAGCTACTATGAATGTGAACCAGGGTATTATTAGTAAAGTCTCTCTATAACATTTTCTCATGCGAAACCTGTACTTTTCTTACCACGAAATGCCTTTTCGTAACTCTCAGAGTGCTCGTGTTTAGCTCGCATGATATTGATACGGTCAACTGTTTCATCGTAGTCTAAATCGAAAACCTCAACTGCGATAATTAATTCTTTGAGATGTGCGAGTGTCCACCCATCAGTTTCTTTAGCCCAACCTTTAATTTGTGGTTTAGATAAATTTTTAGATTTCTCTGTTAGATA